CATTTGTGAAACACTAATAATTGGAATTCTTTCTAAAACTTGTAAGTTCTTTAAATCTCTTGAAATATTAGCTGCTTTCTCAACAGGATTAGTAGCTCCTCTTTCATCTTCCAATAATGAATGCTGGTCAACAAATAAAATATCTAAATGTTCTTTTTCAATAAACATTCTTAATTTTGAAACCGTTGCCGGACCATCAATTGCTTTAGGTGTTAATACTTTGAAACTACCTTTAAACATATTAGGTAAGCTATCAATATATTTCTTATAATCTAATTGAACATTTGAATTACCATGAACAATACTACCATTAGAAACATGACTAATTAACGTATCAACCCTATAACCAACTTTTCTTTCCGTCATTTCACCAGAATAAAGACCTACATTTAATCCTTGTTCTAATGCCGCTACAGCACATTTAATCAATATCCAAGACTTACCAACATTAGGTCTAGCTATAATAGTGGCTAGTTCTTCTTGTCTATCCCAACCACTAATAATAGTATCTAATTCAGGAAAACCAGTTTTAACAAAGAATCCTTCAAAATCATCCAATCTTTCAACATAATCATTATATCTTGTTGTATCTTGAGTAATATCAACTGTCATTAAAAGATTAGGTTCTTTAATGTTTTCAAAAGATTCCTTCAATAATCTAATTCCACTTGTTACATCATTCTTCATTAATGAAGTTCTCATCTTATTAAATGTTGAAACAAGTTGTCTTTCATTTAAGTTATTAAATAATTCTTGGACTAAATAACTATTCTTTTCATTTACTTCAATAACTTCAAAGTGAGGAAAATTATTAAGAACCGTCTCATAGTCCGGAACTTGTTTATATCTATCAATATGATTCTTTATAAATAAAAATTCTTGCTTATAGATATCAAAAAAGTCAACTCCAATATCATTTGTTGTTAATATTGAAATATCCCTATCTCTTAATATCTTATTAAGTACTTGAATTTCAACTAAATCGTTCATACATATACCTCACTTCTACTATACAAAAGTATGATATAGTTAAATAGCAGAATAATACTTTTCAAGAATATCAATTAATTGATTATCCTCTACATAGTAAAGTGTTGGGTCTTGCAAGACATTACAAATTAATTGGCCTAAACGTAAATCTGGGAACTTTTTCCAAAGGTCACCCAAGCGTTGTAAAATATTATCAATTCTATTTATATCTCTCATTTCTTAACACCTAGTCCTCTCTTATCTCCACCATGAAATTCAATATCAACGGACATATTACAAATTCTACTATATAATCTATCACCTAAATATTGATGCATTTCAGATTTCGATAAATTACTTGTGAATACATTAGACTTTCCTAAACCATATCTTTGTTCAATTAATGATAAAAGATTTTCACTTTCAAAACTTGTTATAGTTTTAGTTCCAATATCATCCCAAACAACAATATCGGCTTTTGTAATGTTAGACTTAATAAATCTAACATACTCACTTCTTTCATTTATATCTTCTTTAATTGCCAATAAAAATCTTGGGACATTTATAAACAAAGCCTTACAAGTTAATTCTGACTCATACCAGATTTCATCAAAATAAGACTCTATTATTCTTAAAGCCCAAGAAGTTTTCCCATTACCACAAATAGTTGAATGAATATATAGATTCTTACCTTCACCAACAAAGTTTAATATATTCTTACATAAACCACTTAAATATTTGAATTCCTTTAAATCGGTCATGTCCTTATCAACAACTATATTAAGATGTTTTCTAAGGTGGTTAGGGATTAATGCTTTTTCATACAAATTGTCAAGTTTAAAATGTCTCATACAGAATGTTTTACAATCTTTATGATTACATCTATCCTTTAACCAACAATTGTCATTATCAAGCATATATAAATATACTAATTATTTTGTTTTCTTAGCAACGATTTTGTGGAAGTTCTTTTTACCACCATAAAGATAAGAAGCAATACAAACAGCCACACCAACATTTACATCAAAGGTGTCTTCTTTGTGACAAGTAGCTGTCTTGACAACATCGTCCATAAACTTAACAGCCACAACACCCTTACTACTATTAACGTAGATGGCTTTGATGCCTGGATAAGTTCTACCCACAACACCTTTAGAATCTCTGTTTGCTTTCTCTTTTAATGTTTTCATAACTTCATCACTAACTACTAAAGTAGCTACTCCATTAAGACCTGCATTAGTAAGTCCTAGTCCAAATAAATCAGTCGGCATATAGTTCTCCTTTCCAAACATCTACTAAGCCAATATATACAAAATATACTAATCCATATATCAAGGCAAATGGTGCTGCCACAATAGCTACGGCCAAACAAACAACTGCCATTAATATATAAAATAATATACAAACTGGAACCATTACAATTGACAATAAAATCTTTTCAAATACCTTCATTAGAACACCACATCTCCATCAACATCATCCTGAGTTGAAACTTTCTGGGTTGTAACCCTATTAATTCTTCTTTGACTATTGACTTCTTGTGATTTTCTAAGTTTTTGGTCTTTTTCATACACAGCAATAGCAAAATCTATATTTTTATAACCTTGAATACTAGCTATCTTAACTAGTTTTAATGACACATCAAGATTACCTTTTGAATACTCATTCATACCCTTGACAAACTCGTCAACGGCTGTCTTGGATAGATAACCATTAGGTCCGGCATAAATACAATCAATCCAGTTTCTTAAAGCCGTTAACAACTCATAGTTTGGACATATAATTCCATCTTTAAGTAATTGCTTTGTCCTATTCCTTTTTGACTCCCTAATACCTTTTGGTTTATCGGTACTAACTTTATCTGAAATCTCTTTAATCTTCTTTAAATCATCAGTAATTGCCAATGAAACCAACTTCTCAAAATCAAACTTAATAACATCTTCATTATCAGCATGTTTCTTAATGATGTCAAGTTTCATTAGATTTTGTTCAACAACAAGTTGTTCCTCAATGGTTAAAGTAGTACGTTGAAAAACATACTTTCTATTAACATTAATATAATCACCATCAACAAACTTATTTTTGATTTGAACTTTCTTATAAATGTTTAAAAGTTCCGAAACATAAATTGCAGCTTTCAAACCATAGATTTGAGCAATGGTTATATTATAAGATATATAATTGTTTGAATTCAAAATATCTATTAACATACTACATCAAATAACTTAGAACAGTTGGGTCTTGACTTAAATTACTTAACATATTTCTAACAAGTTTATTAAGCTGAGAACTGCTCATCTTTTTAATCTTACCTATACAATCTAATATACAATTTCTATCTGTAAGATAACGGCTGGAAAAGTAATCAATATATTGTTCATCCAACTCCCTAAGATTTGAATTAAGAATCTTTTGACTAAAGGTTCTTTGAACCTTTTTATATTTATATTCTTCAGGTTCCTCACCATCTTCTTTATATAAAAGAGCTGTTGCTTTAGTATACTTTTCCTTGAAACATTCACCATAAGCAATATTATCAACTAACAAAGCTTCCATATATCTGTTTCTGGTAACAAGTCCATGAACCAAACTTTCCACATCATCTAAGTCATCTGTATAAGAAGGTTCCTCATCAACCAAAGCTTTTGAAGACTCACCAAAGTTATCATATAGTTCTTCTGAACTAACTGTGTTATAATTTGTCTTTTTCTTATCCGTGTTACTACTTTGATAGAATCCGGCTCTAAAACTACAAACAGATTGATTTAAACACTTATCGGGTCCGTTTGGGTCATTATAAACACTTGAATCAGGTTTTGTCCAAGCTCTTCTTCTAAGAACACTTAAAACGGCCCCACTCAACCACTCATAACAGGTATAGATATCAACCGAGGCTTTACTCTTCTCATAATTAGTGAAGATTAAATACCAATATCTACACATAATGGCCGCAACATATTTATTCCTCATGACCTCATCATCTTCATATTTAAGATAAAGATTGAATAAGTCATTCTTATTCATAGTTTCCCAAGGAATGCCTGTAGCCGCATCCATATAAGTTTTCTTTAGTTCTTCTAACATATACTTTCCTCCGACTTCTATATATTAAAGAATTTCTAATTAAATCTCAAGTATTTTCGACGATTTTGATTATTTTAATATTCTTATCATATATTCTACAAAGTTTGTTTACACAATCATTTTCATTACGTGCTTTAATAATTTTTTCATAGATACAATCCTTAATAAGTGGATTACTATCGTCAATTTGGTACATCACTCTGTAGCTTTTCATACCCGTATTATAATATTATTTTATGTATTTTACAAGCATTTTGTTTATCTTTTTCTAAACCAGCTTGTTAAGTCTTCTAATTCATTACCATTGATTCTATAGAGTCTTTGATTTGTAGTTGGTGAATCTAGAGGACCTAAGTCTTCTTTATACCCTCCAACCTTATAATAATCTAAATACTTAATTAAATCAAGGTCTATGTTGTCATCACCACTATACATTGCCGTCTTAAGTCCTAGTGAATGTATATAATCACATAAGTCATACAACTCCTTATGATTGGTATCACCACCCATAAAACAAATACAACTAATATAATGATTTTCTTTTAATAATTTATCTATCTCGTTATTATCGACTATAATTCCAATATCTTCCCTAAGATGTGGAGAATGACAATTCTTACATCTATGTGGACAGTTTGTTATCTCCAAAGAGAGTGTTATTTCGTCTGGAATTTCCAGCAAGGTTGTTACATAACTACAATACTTCATTAGGTTGTTTCTTCCTCTTATTAAAATGTTTAAACTTTTTTCTACCCTTAATCCAGCCCTGTTGTATGTAACTGTCTAACTCTTGTGGACATATATTTTTTTCAAGTTCACCCTTATGAACACGTATTTTTCCCATCATGGCACGTCTCATCTTATTTTTAGTTTCTTGTTTTCTTGGTAAACGACCATTAACATATCCAAGTTGGTAATATTCTTCTAAATTATCAATATTTATAAAAGCTTGTGAATTAGTTGTTATATTCACAACCCATAAGTATACCCCACGTTTATGTTTTTTCTTAGAATTGGACTCGGCATATTTTGCTACTCGCTCGTCTGTTTCTTTTGTTAATCCTTTGTTCCACGCCGGTCTACCTTTATGATATAATGAGTTCTTTAACAAAGTTTCTTGTGCATGGTGTTTACCATAAAAAGGATTATTTTCACCAACCATTGTTCTATTAACTTTTCCACCTTCACTAATATTATAACCTATACTTTTATCTGTTGATTTGTAATAGGAGACCCAATATATTTCACGTTCATCCATCAAACTTACATTTTCAATTTCTTCTATAAGTTCAACTTTGAAATTATGTTTACCATACTTCTTAATAGCTCTTCTAACATTTTTACCACTACCAAGATATTTTTGTCCTAAAAATATACTAGACTTCTTTTGTCCAATATAAATCTTTCCGTCTACTAAATTAGTTGTTTTATAGATATAACCGTACATAAGGTATAACCTCCTACACTTAATTTAGCTGTTGCAGTACATATAAACTTTAAATAAAATTATCCTTTGGATGATAGAAATATCTTTTTGAAAATTCAATTTGTCGGGCCTCAGACCAGGTAGAAACTTCTTTCATATACCCAATTATCCTAGTGTGATATACAACATGTTGACTACCACAATGTGGACAAATTTTCAGGAATCTTTTATCTATATGATTACAATCAACACAACGAGTTCCAGGAATATTAAATGTAAAGTAGTTACACCCGGCCTTGACTGCCACATCCATAAGTTTTCTATACTGTCGTTTGGTCAAATGACAATCTAAAGCCAAGTGAGCGGCGACTCCACCATCACATTCACTGGCAAATCCTTTACCTTGATATTCAAACTTCTTAACTGGGTCAACTGTTGGGTCTTCCACTCTATAGAAATAACTATTATATAAGTTTCTTTCTTCTGGAACCCAATAACCATCTTTCTTGTCCCATTGATAATTCTTGGCACCTAACGATTCGGCTGGGACAAATTCAGTATTAAATCTAACATGTTCACTTCTATGTTCGGTATTTAAACGTTTAATTGTTCCAAGAATATCGTGGGCATATTTTTTATAACCTTCATTGTTTGGGTCAATA